TGAATATGATACTAAAGGAAAAGGTAAGTAAACTAAAGGACGAGATTACTCAGAACGGTAATGATATTAATCTGATTGACTCTAAGATAAATGCACAGAAAAAATATCTAAGAGATATTGCATCGGTCAATGCACAGTTTAGAAAAGAGAAAGAACAAACTATTCAAGAGACTCAAAGAGATATAAAAGTATTGAATGAGAAGAATGAGAAGTTATCTAAACAAGTAGAGAAACAATTAGAACCGACTATGCAGAACTTAGATAATGTGCAAACTAAAAGAGACAAACTTTCTAAGTTGACTACATCTATTGAGACACAGTGTAAGGCCTGTGAGAAAGAACATAAGTTTTTCAAAGATAATGACGAGTGTCCTACATGTAGTCAAGAGATAGACTTAAAATTAAAACAAGAAAAGATAGAGACTACTAAGAAAAGATTAGAAGAACTAGACGAAGGTATTACCAAAGGTAAAGAAGAACTTGCGAACATAGATGCAACTATAGAAATCTTTAATAGAACTGTTGCAGATTGTCGTGAGTGGAACTCAGAGATATCAGGTAATACTAAAACGATTGGTAAATTAAATAAAGTGATTGATAATCTCCAGAGTGAGATAGAAAATCAAATAGAGTCAAGTGGAGATTTATCTGACGCAAATGCAGAACTAGAAGAGATGCGTAAGAACAAAGAAAAACTACAAGACACCAAATATAAATTGAACGAACAATTTTCATATAATCAAGTAAGTGGTGAACTACTGAGAGACTCGGGCATTAAGTCTAAAATTATTAAACAGTATCTACCCGTAATAAATAATCTGACTAATCAGTATTTACAAACACTAGACTTTTATGTTCACTTTGACTTAGACGAAAGTTTTATAGAAACAATTCGTTCCCGACATCGTGACGCATTTACTTATGACTCATTCTCAGAAGGAGAAAAACAAAGAATTGATTTATCATTATTATTCACTTGGAGACAAATAGCCAAGATGAAAAATAGTGTTGCAACCAATCTTCTAATCTTAGACGAAACATTTGACTCGTCTTTAGATATGGAAGGGGTTGACAATTTGATGAAGATACTGTATACTTTGCAAGAAGATACAAATGTCTTTGTCATTTCCCATAAGGGAGAACTCGAAGACGCCTCATTCTCTAGAAAGATTGAGTTTGTAAAAGAGAAAAACTTTAGTAAAATTAAGTAGGAGTATATAATGGAACTAAGTGACCAAACGATAGGTGTGTTGAGAAACTATGCATCTATCAACCCGAACATAGTAGTGGAAACGGGTAATAAATTAAAAACTATTTCTGTTGCAAGAAATGTTTTATCTTCCTCTACTATCACAGAGACCTTTCCAAAAGAGTTTGGTATCTATGATTTAGGTGAATTTCTAAATGTGATATCTCTAGTAGATAAACCACATTTGACTTTCGAAGATGACTATGTAACTGTCGGTGACTCTACGGGTCGTTCTGCAGTTAAGTATTATTACAGTGACCCAGACATGTTAACATCGTCTGGTAAGGAAGTACAAATGCCAGATGCAGAAGTTAACTTCTCACTAGATAGTGATACCCTAAATAAAATTAGAAGAGCTGCGAGTGCATTAGGACATTCGGATTTGTCTATCTCAAACACACAAGGTGCGGTTAGACTTTCCATTGTTGATAGTGCGAATGCAACTTCGAATGTGTTTAGTATTGATGTTGAAGGAAGTTACCCCGAAGGTACGGAATTTAATTTCATTATGAATGTAAATAATTTAAAAATTGTTGATGAAGACTTTCATGTTATGATATCAAGTAAACTCATATCTCACTTTACAAGTAAACAAAGTGACATAGAGTATTACATTGCATTAGAGAAAGCATCAACTTACAAATAAGGAGTATATAATGGCAAAACCAGTACCCGAACAAAGAGACCACTCGCAAATCTATGAAGTATCGAATAGAGTTGCAAGGTCTACAGTTGCAGTAATTGACACTGTAGTTCAAAGAGGTGGATTTAAAGGAGAAGAGTTGACTACCATTGGTCAGTTAAGAGACCAAGCAACTCAGATTATTCAGATGTGTGAACAATTCCAATCTGAACAATCAAAGGTTGACAATAAGAGTTAAACCTGATATACTTCCTTTTTAATTTAGAGAAGAGTAAGCACATTGCTAGGTGTCACAATATTATTATACACAACGCATTCTTACTCTTCTCACTTGAGAACTTTACATTATGCAAGAAGATTTATTCTTATGGGTCGAGAAGTATAGACCCAAAACTGTCGAACAGACAATACTTCAAACAGAACTAAAACAAACATTTCAAAAGATTGTAGACTCGGGTGAAATACCGAATATGTTATTCACGGGAACTGCGGGACTCGGGAAGACTACAGTTGCAAAAGCAATATGCGAACAACTTGAACTTGACTACATTGTAATCAATGGTAGTGAAGAAGGTAATATCGATACTCTTCGTGGTAAGATAAAACAGTTTGCATCTACAATATCTTTACAAGGTGGATACAAAGTAGTTATCCTTGACGAGGCTGATTATCTAAATCCACAATCAACTCAACCCGCACTGCGTGGGTTTATAGAAGAGTTTAGTCAGAACTGTAGATTTATTCTGACTTGTAATTTCAAGAACCGTATAATCGAACCACTGCATTCTCGTTGTGGTGTCTATGAGTTTAATACTACTAAGAAGACACTTGCACAACTATGTGGTCAGTTCATGAAGAGACTCCAGACTATTCTTAAAGACGAAGGTGTAGAATATAAAGAAGAAGTGATTGCAGAAGTAATCAGTAAGTATGCACCTGATTGGAGAAGATGTCTAAACGAATGTCAAAGGAATGCGATTGGTGGTACAATCAACATGGACATTTTAGTAAACAAAGAAGACTCGTTTGATGATTTATATTCTGCATTGAAACAAAAGAACTTTAAACAAATGAGAACGTGGGTAGTAAATAATATTGATGTAGACCCAGTTGCAATCATTCGTGGAGTCTATGATACTATGTATGAGAAAGTACAACCCGAGAGTATCCCACAATTAGTTTTGATACTTGCAGACTATCAGTACAAGAATAGTTTCGTTGCAGACCATGAATTAAATATGGTTGCGTGTCTAACCGAAGTAATGGCAAATGTTAGCTTTAGATAGATTTAAACTACCTGATAAAATGAGGAGAAAACTTTTAAATGGTATTTCTCGTCATGGACATAGAGACCAAACTAAAACTAAAATAAAGATAAGACAATTACTCGGTGGTAAAATTTATCACCCAATGTTTGAAGGAGATGATAATTGGAAAGATGTTAGAACTTGGTTTGAAAACAAGTTAGACATGAAAGTTTTAGATTGGTGGTTAATATCGTATGAGAACGGTCAAGGTTGTAAAATACATAATCATGAGAAATGTGATTTTAGTGCGATATATTATTTAAAAGTCGGAAAGGATTGTGGTGATTTATTTTTTCCATATGAAGACATAAGATTAAAACCTAAGAATAATCAATTTATAATTTTTAATGCAAATATGAAACATGGAGTAGAACCTTCTATAGATAATAATGTAGACAGAATTTGTCTCGCAATGAATATAAACGATGAACCCATTTGAATTTTTAAACGCAATTAACTATACCAAGAAAGATTTAATGGTAGACCCAGAGAATGAGAAAGATTATAACTCATTCGTAATCAATAGGTCACTATCATACTTTCCTGATACCGTTGCGATTGCAAATGAGATGAACAAGTATCATCATTTAGATAATCGTCTACAATTCTCATTTCTTATAAATATAATTAGAAAGAGAAAAAGGTTTAGTAAATGGATTAAACCGCAAATAGAAGATGATATTGAAGTGGTAAAAAAGTATTATGGATATAGTAATGAAAAGTCAAGACAAATACTCCCACTACTTACTCCGCAACAAATAGATATCATTAGGAAAAAAGTGAGCAAAGGTGGAAGAAAATAATATAGTAAATTGGACTCCCGCAAATATGTTAGAAATAACACTTGCAGAGCCAGATGATTTTTTAAAAGTAAGAGAAACTCTAACACGTATCGGTGTTGCATCTCGTAAAGAAAACAAGTTATTTCAATCGTGTCATATACTACATAAACAAGGAAGATACTTTATAGTACACTTCAAAGAATTGTTTATGTTAGACGGAAAGAAATCTAATCTAGAACAATCAGATATAGAAAGAAGAAATACAATTGCAACTCTATTAAGTGATTGGGGACTAGTAGAAATACAGAACACGGAACAAGCAAAGGAATGCAGTTCCCTAAAACAAATAAAGATAATACCATTCAAGGAAAAGAACGAATGGGAATTATGTCCAAAATATAATATCGGAAACAAATGAACAAGAATGTACTAATAAATCTTAGTCCACTCATTGCAGTTTTCTTTTTCAGTTTAATCGTTGCGGGTTGTTCAATGATGCCTGGAATACCATTGACTGATAAGAAGTGGGGTGCAAAACCAAATACTAATATATGTTTTTTTAATAACAAGGGAAATCCTATTTGCGAGAAAAGACTTAACGGAACTATCTTATGTGGTAAGACAGAAGTTGGTCAAGAGATTTGCGTAGATATGACTCCCGCAACTATATACTAATATGCCTACAAAATACAAACCAAGTGAAGTGAAGATTGATAGACAAACTAAAACAAAGTCTATCCAACATTATTATACAAAACAACTGTCTCAAGAAGAATTGTTTAAGATGTTGAATGCAGAGAATACAAAACCTAAACTTAAACAAAAGATTAGAAACGAATTATCTAGACGGGGTGTCAGAATAGTAAAGAGTAATAAACAAGCTGGTGTTTGTTGAAATCTAAAAATTCGTCCCCATATATATAATATAGAGAGAATGCTCGGGTGAGGTTCTCCATAAACTTGCTAATATAGGAGTAGATATGACTACAATAGAAGCGTTTGGACAATTCCGTCCATTTACCGTAGGGTTTGATAGTATCTTTGATAAACTATCAGATGCTGCGATACCACATAGTGGTAAATTCAATATCCCATATAACATTGTTAAATCAAAAAACGAAAGTGGAGATGACATCTGGTTCATCGAAATGGCAGTTGCTGGTTATAACAAAAAACACATTGATATTGAACTCAAAGAAAATAATCTGACGATTACTTGTTCTAAAAAAGACGAGACTCCGCCAGAAGATGCAGTTGAGTTTGTTCACAAAGGGATTGCAGAGAGAAACTTTTACAAAACTTTTGCACTTGCAGAACACGTAAAAGTGAACGGTGCAGAAATAGTTGACGGTATTCTGGTAATTGAATTATACAGAAAAATTCCTGAGAAGGATAAACCTAAAACTATAAAAATCAAATAACTTTTATTTGTGGTCAAGGGGTAGAAATATCCCTTGACTTTTTTTGATTAATACTATATAATATACAACAATGGATTTTTATACAAATGTTTCCCGTTTTGGAAACAACTTACTTTACATAGGATACAAAGGTGGACAGAGAATTCAAAAAAGAATTCCATTTAAACCAACCTTGTATGTTTCTACACCCGAACCTAAATCTGGTTGGAGAACTTTATTTGACGAACCCGTAGACCCAATAGAGTTTGACTCTATGCGTGATGCAAAAGATTTTGAGAAAAGATATAAAGGAGTAGAAACTTTTAATATTTTTGGAATGAATGATTTTGTATCGCAGTTCATTGCACAAAAATATCCTGACGAAATAAAGTTTGACCGTGATACTATTTCAGTTACAAGTTTTGATATCGAGGTGCAATCCGATGAAGGTTTCCCCGAACCAAAATATGCAGACTATCCTATTACTGCAATCACTACCAAGAACAACAAAGAGAATGTTTATCGTACTTGGGGTTGTGGAGATTATAATCCCGCAGAGAATGTTCTCTATACTAAATGTCAGAATGAAGCCGCACTCTTACATAAGTTCTTAGATTATTGGAAACAAAATTATCCTGACATTGTCACGGGTTGGAACAGTATTAGTTTTGATATGGTTTACATTGTCAATCGTTTACGTAAAATGTATGGAGAAGATAAGATAAAAGAATTATCTCCTTGGGGTCATGTCAATGAAGATAAAGGACATGATTACTTTGGTAATGATGCAACCACTTATGAGATACTTGGTGTTACTCAACTAGACTATAAAGATATATTTAGAAAATTTACTTACAACACTCTAGGAGAACAAGAGTCTTATTCTTTAAACAACATTGCACACGTAGTTCTTGGAGAAGGTAAGATATCATATGAAGAACAAGATAGTTTATTTGCATTGTATAAAAATGACTATCAGAAGTTTATTGACTATAATATAAAAGATGTAGAATTGATTGATAGACTTGAAGAGTCTCTCGGACTGATTACATTATCACTGACCATGGCGTATCGTGGTGGTGTTAATTATCGTGATGTGATTGGAACAACTAAGATATGGGATAATATAATTTATCGCATGTTAAACAAGAACAAAGTTGTTTGTCCACCAAAAGAAGAAAAGTCTAAATCAAGTTTTGTTGGTGGTTATGTAAAAGAGCCACAAGTGGGAAGTCATGAGTGGGTTGTATCTTTTGATTTAAATTCACTGTATCCAAATATCATTATACAAAATAACATGTCTCCTGAGACAGTTGTGGACGGTTTAGTCAATACTTCTCTAGA